TAAAATCTAAAAGTTCGAGTAGCCAAAGTAGTGGTAGTGTCACTGGTCAGGTATATCTTGGACCAGGAGTAGGTACACAACAAGTATATATTCCAGGCAGTAGCCCTTTGACTATTGAATCTGATTCAATGACTACCTTTAATGCTAAGAAAAGATATTTTGAAGACGCTAAAGTTGAATCAGGTTGGTTATTTACTCTTAAGAAAAATGGATACGGTGACGTAAGTCCAATAAAAGCAAAAGCCCTTTATGATTTAGCAGTCGATGGTGCTAGTAAATTTTATGCAGGGTCTGGTGGTAGTAGAAAAATAACACCTGAACAATACCTACAATGGTATGCTAAAGATGAGGGTGCATCTGGTTCTGGACAACCTACGGTAAGTGTACAAAAGTACCTATTCCAACCTGAAGAGATTCAGTCATTAATAGATGATACACTTAAATCATCACTCAACCGTAAGGCTACTGATAGTGAAACAAAAGAATTCTATACTGCTATTCAAAAGATGATTGATGAGGGTACTGTTACCACCACTAAAAGAGTAGGTGGAAAAACTATATCTGAAACAAAGCCTGGATATTCTAAAGAAAAAGCACAGGCACTTATTACAGAAAAACTTAAGACAGATTCACCTCAAGACTTTCAAGAAAAACAAAGTTTAGATTTCGGTGACTTCCTTGCAAAGTTGAAGGGCTAATATGGCAGACTCGGCAACAACAGCATATGGTATTACTTCTGATCTAATCAAAGCATTCCCTGAACTACAGAGAATTTATGATTTATATGCAGCAGGAGACCTAACACAGGCTGAATTAGAGTACTATAATACTGGATATTATAAAGGTCTTACCGTTACATCTAAGAATAGGGCTGCCCAAAAAGCATCTCAACCTGGTGTATATGCCCAGGGATTAGAGGCATATAAGGTAGAACAACGTAGACGCCTTATTGCCAAAGGTATTAATCTAGATGAAACAACATTTAATTCAGTAATTCAAGACGCATATGATAAAGGTCTTGATGATGCTCAGATAGATTTACAAGCATTAAGTAAGTTTAAAGGAACTTTAGGCGGAGATACCTTAAGTAAGGTACAATCACTTGAAGAATACGCTGATACTTTTGGTATGAGTTATACTAAAACTACTCTAGATTCCTGGTCACAGGGTATATTTTCAGGAACCAATACCTTAGCAGATATTCAAGAAAAGATTCGCAGAGATTCGGCTAGTGCATATCCTGTATTTGCAGATGATATTAATAAAGGAACTAGTGTTGATGCACTTGCATCTGCCTATAAGTCTTCTATGGCAAACATATTAGAGATTGATGCAGACACTATATCTTATACTGACCCTACATTCCGTAGAGCATTACAGTATATAGGAACAGATGGTAAGCCAGCAATTAAACCTATATGGCAGTTTGAAGCAGAATTACGTCAAGATCCTCGTTGGGATAAAACAGATAATGCTAGATCTACCGTTGATTCGTTGTCACTTAAAGTTCTCAGGGATATGGGAGTAGCATAATGGCTAGACCAATTGATAGAGAATATGATATACCAACACCATCAATGACTTTGGCTGAAGCGCAAGCAGTTACCGCTCCTAAACCATATGATCCAACACCATTATTATCTGCTGGAAGCGGTGCAGCGGCTGCAGAAGCAGCACGCCAATCAGTACTTGCTCAGGGTGGAACTCAAGCAAATGCAGCATCATCAGCGCGATATACTGGACAAGCATATGATTATTTTAAAGCACAAGCAGATGCAGCAGCAGCAGCAGAAGCCGCAGCAGCAGCAGCAAAAGCAAAGGCTGCACAAGATGCCCTTGCAAAAGCCAAAGCAGATGCAGATGCAGCGGCGGGAGCAAATAATGCAAGAGCATTAGCAGCGGCTCAAGCAGCATTAGCAGCGGCCCAAGCAGCAGCAAATGCAGCAATAAGTTTAGCAACAACTACAGCAGCAACCGCAGCACAAAATACCGCAGCAACTGCAGCAGCAACCGCAGCGGCAGAGGCAGAGAAAGTTGCAGCACAACGTGAGTCTATAGGTAAGATTGTATCAGATAGATTTGCTCAATATGGACTAGCATCACTTGGAGTTAAGGTTTTAGAACTTGCTCGTAAAGGCTATACTGAGTCTACGATTACTTTAGAATTACAAAATACAGATGAGTACAAAACTAGGTTTGCGGCCAACGCTGAAAGAGTAAAGAAGAACTTAACAGTTCTTAGCCCAGCAGAATACTTAAGCGTAGAAGATGCTTACCGTCAGACATTGCGTGCATACGGTTTAACACAATTTGATAATGATGCATATGTGCGTCAGTTCATTGCTAACGATATATCGCCATCTGAATTATCTACTCGTGTAGTTACAGCAGTTCAAAGAGTTCAGAATGCTGATCCATTAATTGCTAGAACATTACGTGACTACTATGGTATCGGTGATCTTGATATGGTTGCATACGTTCTTGATCCTAATCAGAAACTACCTCAAATTCAACGTCAAGTAGCAGCAGCAGAAATTGGTGCAGCAGCAAGAGTTCAAGGACTCCAGGCTGGTGTATCTGTATCAGAACAACTTGCAGCACAAGGCATTACTCAAGCAGAAGCACAAAAGGGATATGCAACTATTGCAGATATCCTACCTACCTCAGAAAAATTAAGCAGCATCTATGGAACAACATTAGATGGATATGGACAAGCAGAAGCAGAGCAAGAAGTATTCAATACTTTAGCATCTGCACAACGTAAACGCAAGGCGCTTTCTGAAAGAGAAATCGGAGCGTTCTCTGGTAAATCTGGAACATCTAGAGCCTCTCTTTCATCTAAACCTAGCGGACAAATATAAAATCCTGACGCGGATCCATCGGCCCTCGCGCAGCGTACAAGACCGATAGCAAGATCCAGCCTGGTTCCCCGACCAGAATCTGAGGCTTGCGACTACAACGAATAGAAGGGTGGGTTGCTATGAGCAACAACTACTGGGATGAAGACGAAGACGACCTAGATACCGACAACGGTGTGCAATTGGAAGGAAGCGATTTACTTAAAAAATTGCGGAAAGCCAAGCGTAACGATGAGAAGCGTATCAAGGAACTCACTGAGCAACTTGAGGGATTATCCAAGGAGCAGCGTGAGCGTACAGTTAAAGAAGTCCTAGAAAAGAAGGGCGTCAACCTTAAAGCAGCAAGACTAGTTCTTAAGGATTTGGATGATGTTAACGAAGAGTCAGTTAATAACTGGCTTGATGATAACGCAGACTTATTCGGAATTACAGTTGCTAAAGAAGAGCCTAAAGCATCAGAACAAGACCGTGCCGCATTGCGTCAACAGGATGTTCTAACGCAAAATGCTATGACCCCAGACCGAGCAGAGGATTTAAATTCTCGCATTGATAGTGCAGATTCGATGGATGCATTATTGGATGTACTTCGCTCACAATAAAATTCCGTTATTAATTACCTGGAGGTAAACAAATGGCAAACGCCTTTGTATCAACTGGTTCGTCCTCATTAGGAGGAACCGCAGGTTCTGCTGGTTTAGTTCAGAAGGCGTATGACCGTCTTCTTGAATTCGCTCTTCGCTCTGAGCCGTTAATTCGCTCAGTTGCAGACAAGCGTCCAGCACGCCAAGCAATCCCTGGTTCAACAGTTGTTCTACAACGTTACGTTGACCTATCTGCTGCAACTACAGCCCTTACCGAGGATGCTGATCCAGATGCAGTAGCAATGTCCACACCAACCTCTGTAACTATTACTCTTAACGAGTATGGTAACTCAGTGTTGGTAACACGTGCGTTGGAACTATTCAGCCTTGCTGATGTAGACCCAGCAATCGCAAACATTATTGCATTCAACCTTGCAGATTCTATTGACTCTATCGCAATGACAACATTGCGTGGCGGTTCAAACGTAATCTACTCAGGTTCAACTGCAACTTCAACAGCAACAGTTACTGCTGCTGCTACACTTTCATCTGCAAACCTACGCAAGGCAGTAGCAAAATTACGTGCTAACAAGTCTATTGCTCGCAAGGGTAGCCTATACTGGTGTGGTATCCACCCAGAAGTTTCACACGACCTTCGTGCTGAGACAGGTTCAGCAGGATGGTTGCTTCCTAACCAATACGGCTCTGCACAAGACCGTATCTGGGCAGGAGAAATCGGAACTTACGAAGGTGCATACTTCGTAGAGTCTGCACGTCTGTACAATGCTACTGACGGTTCTTCATCTGCACGTGTTTATCGTACAATTCTTGCTGGACAGCAAGCATTGGCCGAGGCCGTAGCAGAAGAGCCACACGTAGTTATCGGACCAGTAGTTGACAAGTTAATGCGTCACCGCCCAATGGGTTGGTACGGCGTACTAGGCTTTGCTCGCTACCGCGAAGAGGCACTATACCGAATCGAATCAGGTTCTTCAATCGCTTAGTTGATTGACGGTAGGGCTAGGGGAAACTCTAGCCTTACAGTAAGTTCATTAAGGAGAACAATGGCAGATTATGTTTTTAAAACACCTACAGTCC